CTCCAAGCGTGGGGGTTAGGTTAAGGTTGATAACCTCAAACTGCGTTTTGGATGCTTTAATTGTAGTCTTAAGGCAACCCATCGCCTCTTCCTTACGAACGTTGACGTCCCAGCTCTTGGAGAGATGTGCTAAGCACAGATCCCAGCGCTGGGCGCGAGTGAGACGTTCGAGCTGACATAAAAGTCGTCGGCGCGGAAGAATGTATGGTTTGTCGCTAATTGCCAGACGCACCGCCTTCAGGTTTCTTCCCTCGGAAATGGACAGGATGTTTCGTACGACGCGGGCTCGCTTTGCGAGTTCGTGTCGGATGTCCTTCCTGGTCCGTTTCTCGGGGGGCGGACGGACTGCGCCATGCTTCGCATTCCACGCAGCATTTTGCATCCGTTGTGCCTCGATCAAGACTTTATCGGTCGAGATCGTTGTAGATCCTGGAGACGGTTCGAGCAGTCTCAACGAAGAGCGCAATTGGGTTACCTCGTCATCGTCCGCCTTTCGAACGGATCGTCGGTTCAAACTTAATGGACCGAATTTGATGTACGAGATCACCGTCTCTACGGTGGCTTTACCGACTCCTCCACCCCCTGAGCCCAATGGGCCCGGGATGGTGTCGGGAAAAGCGAATCCTCTTGCCACTCTCTGCGCTAGACTAGATAAGACTTCGTTCTTATAACTCCTTGTGAGTGTGTCTACGACAGAGAGCTCGTTGAGCTGCGCTCTGGCTTTAGCAGCTGTGGCCTCGCCTATACGTAGGAGGGCCTGAGATCTGGCAATGTTCCCGCGACGTTCTACAAGACGTTCGCAGAAGACACCGTAACTTTCACTCCGGAAAGATTTACTGGTGTTGGGAACAAGGCCCATAACTCTCAGGTTCTCCTCGTACGCGTCCGCCACTCTCTTGGGCCACAGACCGATGAGGTCGTCTCCGCATACTGCGAACGACCTCTTGGACGCTCCCGAAAGGTATGCACAGAAGGCGTTTACGACGCACAGGACGAACCATCCTGGGCCGAGACCCATCAGTGCTCCACAGCGAGAGATGAATTTCTCATCGCTGTTCGGGAAGTCTATCTCATGGAAATTTATCGTTCCGGCTAGGGCGTCGTCCCACCATTCTGGCTTGCCAGTGATGTTGGTGACTTCGTTCAAGACGAATCGACTAAGATCCACTGAGATCGGATCTGTGCTCTTAGAGAGATCAGCAGAATACACTATCTTGGGATCTGCATCCCAGATAGCCGGTGCCACCAGTTCAATCTCGTTGTTTCGTAAGATGTCCTTAGTGACTGCGAACCCCTTCAATAAGGGTAGCAGACACTTGGTCATTGCTCTTGCGGCCCAAGCAACGGGCGCAGAATGAACGGTGGCAACCCGGATCTTTCCGTCTGGCGTGATAATAGGCGCCAGCCGACCGTAACGGTGTCCCTTGGACTCCGCTAGGTTGGCACGGAAATGTTCTGCTGGAGTACGACGGCGGCGAGTGAACATCAGTGCTCGTCTCTCTTCAGAGACGAGCATGGGATTTGATTCCCACTGACCTTCAGCCATTTCACGGATGTA